GACCTGGTATATCTCATATAACAGGTCTTCTCTGTGATCATCCTCTTTGATGAGGCCTTTTTCTTTCAGGGCCTGCTTCATTGGGCTGTATTCTTTTTCAGCACCAATTATTTTTCCCAGTTCATCCTGCTTTTCTCTGAATTTTTTCAAACAATAAGAAAAAAACCGCTCATTCATGATCACATCAACGGCGGTTTTCTCTTTGTAAAATTCTGGTATTTGATTGTCTTCTATGAATTGTTTGAGATTTTTTGCGCTAAAGCATCGGCGCTTTTTTGAAAAAAATCCTGGTACATTTTGTTGATCCGGTCAGCAGCTCCTTTTTCGATATCAAACTGAACTTCTCTGACAAAAGCAATCAGGTCTGAGATATCAGCGTTATCTTCGATCTCCTCTACTGGTAGTTCTCCATTAAATAAATTAGAGACCACCATGGCCACCTCATCCAATGCCTCATCCGTATAGTTGTTGGCCCCGAAAAGATCCATGTCGCCCACTTTACTGAGCATGTCTCTGAACCGTTTGTATTTTTTCGGCGGTAATTTTTTTAGCGTGTATTCTTTATCATTGACTGTTAGAATTACATTCATACTCAATCACCTTAAACTGCAAAGGTTGGTTCTTGAACAGCGGTAAACCAGTCATCCAATGCAGCCAGTGCATTTGTATCCGTCACGGTTAATGCTTCCTCGCTGACGGTTGTGCTGATAAAGTTCTTGCTTTTCCCATCAACAACTGTTGGCTTACGCCGTTGATAAAATTTGCCTTTAATGGATTTCGTTTTTGTCGGTGTCTTTTCTCCCTTGGTTTCGTATTCGTCACCTTCTGAATTGGAGAATTTGCCACAGTAATACCAGGTTACTTCCATTTTCCCATTGGCTCTTTCAGATGCAAAACCAAGGGCCACTTCTTTAGACTCATCCTGAGCCGTTTTAATTAAATAGCCCTCTTTGTTGATGTGCCCGAATAACAAAGCCTGTTCAGTCGGTGACAAAGCATTAAATTCAAAACTCATTTCTGTGCTTGTATAATCATTAATTACTTCTTCCAGCATGTTCTCTGAATATAAATCTTCACTTGAATAGTTGTCAGTCACCTTTCCTTTGATTGCTCCGGACACAAATACCGGTAACCCAACGGTATAAGTTGCATCATCGTTTTTTGTGACCTCTGCTACATGAACATTGTATAAAAATCTTGATCGTGATTTCATAGTTCTTCTTCCTCCAAATAATAAAAATTTAATTGTATGTGGAAATATTCAATTTCCTGAATGAATTCGTTGGCATTACCCTTCCAGTCAAAACCAGCCGCTATCAATTTGCTTTTTATTTCATCCTTATAATGGTGAACATCGGTTTCTACCTTCCCTAATATATGAAGCTCCAGATCATGCCCGGTACCTTCCACTGATCCATCTGAATAGAACTCTGGATATTCCGCAACCTCATTGAAAACCACATAAGTTACGTCCAGATCCTTTAAATACGTGCTCTGATAGACGTTGTCTAATGATTGCAGGGCTCCATAGACTAAATCACTGATTATCACTGCCAAACACCTCTTCCAGTTTCTTTGAATATTCTGCTAATCCTATTTCATTTATAAAGGTCGCAACCTCTTTGTTTGCCTTATTAAAAAGCCCTAATTTTGGTATCCTTGGCACTTTTCGATTGTAATTATACGGTGTTGTATGCTCATCAACACCCTCTTCAAAGAATTTCGCATAGAAGTTTTCTTCATTGTCCGATGGGCGCCAACCAATAAAGCCAAATGTCTGGCCATTGGTCGACTTTACATTGTCAATTGGTATCTGATCAACGGCATGATCGCTTGGTGCCTTTCTTGGTTTCCCACTTCTTTGGGGTCCAGATTTTTCCAGGTCCATCGACTTTGGCATGCTGCGTTTAATGATTTCTGCTCCTTGTTCCTGGCCAGCTCGAATTATTTTTTTATTCAGCTTTTTTAATTCAGCTTCTGATGTTTCTTCCAATAATTTTTTTTGGACATCTGCAAACCCTTCGAAGTCCATAAATATACTGCTTGCCACTATTTCACCGCCTCACATCTGATTTCGATATATTGTTTATCGTTTTTGGCAAAGTCAATGTCATAGATACGATATTTACAATCTTTGAACAGCACATGATAGCCCTTGAAATTCCAGAGATCTTCCATTTTCTTACAATACCGAACCTTAAAAATGATGGTATTGGTCAATTTTGCATTGATGCTGTTATAGAGTTCTGCACCCTTAAGGCTGATTGGCTCTGCCCAGCACTCCCGAAATAAAACAGGAGGCGCATCAACCGGTCTCCCGTTGATACGTCCTCCATCCACTTCCTTCATAATCTTAATTTTTACGTTTCCCATTGTGCACTCTCCAAATTCTCAAAGATGGTTGTCACGATGATTGATTGCTTGGTTCGATCTGTCACCGTTGTGGATCGTTCATCATACATATCTTTGATGATTTTCTTTTGCACCAGAATTGCAATTTTTTCATAGGCTGGTAAGCTTTTATAAGCCGACCCCACCGCTTTATCAATGTAAAAATCAGATACATCAATCAGATCACTGATATAGTTATCATCATCCTCATAATCAATCCGGAGGTAGTCTTTAACCTCCTGGAGGGTTATCTTTCCACTTGCTAAATCCATTCATTATCCCCTCATCCTTTTAGGCTGGTTTTGTGAATTCAATTTTCTTACAAGCCCGGTCATCCAGTTTTTGAACATCAAATCGTTCTAATACCCGAATTGCTGTCTGGTTGTAATTAAACAACACTTCTTTGGATGAGCCAATTTCATACCCTTTACGGTCGAAGAATTTAACCAATGCCCATAAGTTTGTGACATAGAAAATCATATCCCCTGGTGTTGTTGGTGCGACATCAGCATCATCCATGACGATGATTGGTCTTCCATTGAATACATCTGTCCCGTCAGCCAGTGTGGTGATCAAGTTCAGCGGTCTTAATTCCCCATCTTTCAGACCTTTTAAATACACGTATCCGGACAGATTTGTGATGGTCACTAATCCCGATCTTAACGATGGCAGCACGCCATTCATGGCAGCTTCCACATCTTCATAACTAGTGGCTCCGGTTACCGCATCAGCATTGGCTGCAATGATGGCCAGTATTTCATCATTCTCTGTCAGAACCGATGCTTCCGCAAATTCAGGCGTGATAACATTTTGAATTAAGCCAACCACTTCATCATCGGTTAAGCTGTTTTCGACTGGAATAATTTTCCCGTAATCGTCGATGGAGTAATTAATGTCTTCCGTTACCTTTGATCCTTCAGGAATTGCCGAACCCGATACCAGTTTAGATAGTTTATTCGTCCCGATCGTCGCAAAAGGCATTTTCCCTGTTTTCCCGGTAATTGGAATAACGTGGCAGTATTTTTTCAGGGATGGGAACCCTTTTCTCAATAACTGCAGCTGGTTAACAAATTCTTCCGGAAGGATGGCGCCATTATCGGCCACCGTGACTAAGGCTCTTTCTTCTGGGGTAACATCTCTTTTTAGAATTACTTTTGCGATTGCCCGGTATTCTTCACTCGAAGCGCCCGTTTCTCTGTTCTGTGCAACCAGCACCAGCTTTTCCCGTTCTTTTTCCCGTTTTTCTGATTCATCTGCAATTTTAATCAGTTCATTGATGGTTTCAATTTCATTAGAGATGCTTCTGATCTGAGCATTGATGCTTCTTAATTCTTCTGCACTGTCAACACCATCCGCTCTTTGTGCCAATGCGGTTTTTTCAGCGTTTTTTGCGTTCAATAATGCCAATAATTTGTCTTTCATTCTACTCTCCTAAATATTTAATAAAATTTGTGTTCTCAGTTTTTCAATTTCCAAGGCCTGATTACTCTCAGGCGTTTTCTGAATTTTCCGTAGTTCTTTAATTTCTTCAAAACTTCTGCAGTTTATCTCACTGCTGTCATAGGCCGGGAAGGTACAGGGGCTCACTTCAATCAGATCTGCCCGGGTGATGGTTCGTTTGTCAATCTTCCTGCCTTCATAATCAATAACGCTCCACTTTTCCTCTTTGGTTATGAATCCAAAGCTGGATCCATCCACATCACCCCGTTGAACACTTTCATAGGCATCATTTCCCCAGGTGTTACCTGGCAAATCGACATCATAATTCAGGCCCTCCGGATCTTTGTTAAATCGGAGGGTCTGGCTCCGGGTTGATCCTAACGGGCATGATGTCTGGTGATTCCATAACGCCTTGACAACTCTTGACTGGATTGATTCGTCAAAAGCGCCCTGGGCAAATTCTTCCAGAAATTCATCACCCCACCAATCAATAATTTTTGTTGGTGAGTTGTAACGGAGGGCGTAA